AAGTGACGGCCGTTCCCCAGCCGCGTTCATTCGTTTGAGGTATAGAATAATTAGAGCCGTTAACATTAACTGTTACGGCTCCATAAGTAGTAATAACAAAAAATAGAACTACTAAAGAAAAAAACTTTTTCATTTTAATCCTTTAAAATAATTAAAATAGTGGTGCAGATCCGAAACTCATTCTGGCTTCATTACCGACCGCACCGCCCGCCATAGTCGCGCCGCCAGCCGTGATGTTACCCGTTGCCGTAGTAGTCACTGCGTTCATGTGAGTTCCGCCGTTCATAGCGTAAACAGTCACAACCGCCGCGTTAGCTACCGCGAACACACACCCATCAATTCCGTTTGTAGTAGATGCATTGATTGAAGCCGCAAGATTTCTTGCAGATTCCGCCGCATCAGCGCCAACATTAAACTGATTTGCTGTCGCTCCCGACGCTACCGCTGTAAACGTAGTGCCGTTAACAACCGCTGTGTTAGTCGCTGCGACCGCGCCGCAAGTGAATGTCTGACTTGGCATCACACAACCAACGTTTAAATGCATAAGCCCTTTTTTATGGCCCGCTTTTAGAGCATTTAAATATTGTTCAACTGCATTGATTTTTTCCTGCATTGTTCTAGCTGCCGGAATATATTTTTTAAGATCATTTGCCGTTTCATCGGATTGAATTACTAAAAGAATAGCTGGCATGAAGCCCTCCATAGAAAAAAAGGCCCATAGAGTCCTGCAAAGGGACCCATGAGCCTGTAAATTAAATTAAGCTACTGTGTTAACGATTCCAGTGATCATGAATGAAGTCGCAGGCGCTTCACAGATGATACCTTGGTTAGAGTAAATACGAGCCTCAACACCGGCATTAGAAGGCAAGTGGAACCATGGAGCGCCGTCGAAACCTGGAGCGCCTAGCTCTAGATCAACCGCACCGATACGTTTCCAGCTTGGGCTAAATAAACCGTATGCGAAACCTTCTTTAACCATTGGATGAGAGTGACATACAGTGATACCGTTTTGAGAGTGATAAACGATTTCCTCTGCACCGATATCAACTTTCTTCACATCTTTTTCAGATGTTACGCGAAGAGCTTCAATTGACGCTTGTAAATCATCCCAACCACCTGGATTTAAGAAAAGATCAATCTTTCCATAAAGACCTTTAGAAACTGATTTTGAAATAGCTTTCTTAAGAGCATTGAAGCTCATTGCTCCAGTGATAGCTAATTGATTCGGTTTCCAAAGTGAGTATGTACCTACTGGAATATTAAACAAGTTACCTGTAGTAGTTCCAAGGATTGAGTGAACCCCAACCATTTCGTTACCATAAGCGCCTGTAAAATAAATTTTATCACCGGCTACGCAGCCAGTAACAGTTCCAGACATTGTGATCTTACGATTTTCAATATCAACCGCTGTGATTCTAACAGTTCCACGAACTGTAGATGTAGCGCCAGACATTACGTCGATATCACAACCTTCTAAAGCTGCCCAAATTTGCGGAGCCCACTCAGATAGTTTGATCGTCACAGAAGGATCACCCGAAGCATAAGTCAATACCTCACCGATACCAACGCCGCCGTAAAGAGCCAAAGTCTCTAAACGTTTACGCGCAGATAATTGCAAACCTTCGTAGAAAAACTCTACTCCATTAACGAATGAACGCTCACCTTTTACAGCTTTACTTGCGTCCTCGTATGACATTTGGTCACGTAGCAACGTTTGATACGCTCCAACTGTCGCTTTCTTCTGTGTTCCACCGCGTACTTCCTTAAGCGCGAACGCTCCCGCAGTACCGTCACCTTTTGCATGAGTGAAACCGTTTGGATATGCTAAACGCACACCTACTGAGTAATCCTCACCTGTTTTTTCTTTTTCGGAAAACTTGATTAAGTTTTGAACTTTAGCGATCTCTGGGATCACCTTTGGCATAGGGTTTTTAGAGTAAACCTTTTTATGCATTTCATTTAAATTTTGAACAATATCAGCCATTGAAAAACTCCTTAAGGCGTGAAATTGCTCGGACTACGAAAGCAAAATAATTTTATTTAATTTTTTAATGAGGGATTTTAAACGATAATAAATATCTTAAAGGACTTAATTAAGACGGGTTAAATTAATGATCTTGAGGGATTAATCAGTTAATTGGTTTTTTAACTTTTCCATGTACTCTTTATATTCGAGTTGTCCCATAACCTTAGGAGGTACGGCTTTAGCCGATCTCGTTTCTTTGGTCATTTGACTATCAGGCCTAGAGTTTCCGGCTTGTGATAATCGGCCAATATCGAACTCACGAACTTTCTTTAGAGCCTTTTCGCCGAATAATTTTAAAACAGATTGCGCATCCATTTTTTCAATCATTTGACTCAAGTCTCCTTGAATCTTATTGCTAACGATAGAAGCGGCTTGTTTTGCCGTCAAGGGATTTTGTGAATTTCTAGACGCTTTCATTAAATAAACAATCTGAGTAGCAAAGTAAGGATCATTAGGAAGTCCCGATTCTTTCCAAGCCTCGCCGATCTCTTGGTCAAGTCTTTGAATTTCTTGTTGCTCAATTTGTTGAAATATTTGTTCTTCACGCTGCTTTTTCTGTGACTCAAATTCTTCTTTTAGTTTTTTGTTTTCTTCCTCTAAGTCCATAGCTCGGCGCTGTTCTTCGCTCATGGCTTGACGCTTGTATTTATCAGCTAAGATATCTTCGGCTAATTGCTCAAGGTTTGGCATCTTTCCGGTTTGCCTGAAATATTCTCTAGGATTTGTTTCCGCTAGTTCTAAAAGCTTAATCTTTTGCGCTAGTTCTTTTTCTTTTCTAGATGCTTCCTCAAACTTTTGATGACTTGCCTTACCCATAGAAACCAGATTCAAGGCTTCTTTTAAAGTCATGCGCTCGACCTTGCCGTTGATTTTTAATTCAACTTCATCATCTAGCTGTTCTTGAGTGACTTTCCTTTTAGCAGGTTTATTTTGTTCACTAGTTGCTTGCTCATTCGTGGAGCCCTGGCCTGCTTGCAAACTTTCATTAGTTTCTTGGCTTGAGCTATCGACTGATTCAGTGCTTTGCGACTCTGCGCTTGATCCCGTAGTTTCCATTTCTTATGTGTCTCCTTTTTGTTTTCACACTTTTTACAAGTGGTGTTTTTGACTTTTTTATTGATTCCTTTTTTGAGTAAAAACCGACCGCATTCCCTACAACGCAGGTACATACGTTTAACCTTGCGGCGGCATAGGCGGCACCGGCGGCATAGGAGGGACGTCGCCATTTTGCTCAATAGGAGGCATAGGCCCTTGAGATTCAGGACCAGGTGCCGGTGATGGTTGGCCTCCATTCATGGGCCCTGGCATTGGAGGCGGCGGCATCATCGGTGGAGCCTCGCCGCTAATCTCAAACCAATAAGTTGGTTGCGACATTCTTAATTGCGAATGCTGATCAATATGCATAGTTACGTTTTGAAATAATTGAACAGCTAGAGGATCACCCTCCTCAGCTTTTGTTCTTAGGTATGGATCATGCAAAATCGCAGAGTGTTCTTGCATATGCATTAAGTGGTGATCTCCGACCATTGCCTGAGGGACCATGCCATCAAGAAGCATTTCGTTTTCTTTAGTGATTAATTCTAGTTTTGATCTTGGCGCTTTAAGTAAAGAATCAATGTTTCCAGTCTCAGTTAACTCTAGGTATTGTTCCGGTGTTTTAATTAGTCCTTTTTCAAGGAAGTTATCAGCGGTTTCAATACGACCTGCGAACGTGCGAGTTAACGGATTACCTAAATCACAGATTAATCTATCAACATTGCTGATATCTTTACCTGTAAATGATTGCATCGCGCCTTTGTTGTACTTACCTGACAAAGAAATCATGCGATCTGTTTGAGCGTATAATTGAAGCATGAAAATTAGGAATGAGCCGTTATCTTCTTGAATTTCTGCCCAAGCTTGTTGAAAGTTTGAAGCAAACTGCACGGCCATTGCTTGCATCCGGCCTAATGCTGTACCTGATTTTAAATTATGCTCAGGATCACCGCGAACTACTGAGTTAATCCCTTGGATCATTTGCTGATCGGCTTTAATGATATCGGCAAACTTAAATATTTCTGTCGGAGTGTTTGTTAAATTTAAAGGTACTGGTTGAGATCCTGGAGGACCGCCCTTTAACACAACCATTCCTTGACCGACGACTTCCTCTGAAACCGTACACTGGTCTGACATCCATACAGCTTGAACGCCGAACGCGGATTGATTTGTTAAAATAGTAGAATAAAGCGTATTTAATACTTTTTGCAGAGGTAAAACGTCGCCGCTTTCTGCATAACCGTCTAAACTTCCAAAATCCTCGCCTGCGCTAATTCTAGAAACAGGTAACTTCTTTTTATGCGTGCTTTCTTTATCAAAATACGGATAAGCGCCATCATAAAGTGAAATAGATTCAGATAAAAACTTAACATAGCGACCTTCTGGAACTGCATCCGTTGGCAAATGATAAAACTCAAACACCGGGATGATTTCATTGTCGCAATCCTCACTCTCTGCAAAGTCCTCGTCGATAAAATCAATGATTCTAAGCACATCGTGATTAGTTTTGCCGTCAAACGCTAAGATTGCCTCAGCGTTCTTAGGATAGCGATTAGCTAGATCATATTTATTGTCGTAAGTGACTGTGATAACCCATTTGTTTTTCGTCCAGTCTTTGATTTTAGGATTGTAAAAGACGTGCCAAGGCGTAAGTGCTGTCATTTCAGCGTCACCCTCGTAAACTATCTTAATCTTGGTCTCACCTGATTGCTCGTCAGTGACTTCCTTTATTCCGTATGGTTTACCGAGTGAATTATCCCAGTATTGATAAGTAAATCCAGTGCGAGCGACGAGAGAAATCTCAGCCGCTTTTTTCATGTGCCGAAACATTCTCTTTTCTGACAGATAGTAATCGACAATATTATTAGCAAGCCTAGCTTGTTGCTTAGATTTAAGGTCATTATTTACAGCACGATAATCAAACGATGACTTAGAATTACAAGTCAGTGCTAATTGATGCTTTACCAGGTTTCTGTACTGATTAGACGATACGGCTTTAATTTCTTCTTCGTCGCCATATGATGTAATATCATTGTTTTGATCCGACACTTGACGACCGAAATAGTAATCAGTCGCAAGCTTCCAGAATCTAGCTAGGCCGCGATTCTCGTTGTAATCGTTATGATTTTTGATTTTTTTAAATAATAGAGGGAGGATTTGCTCGGGTGTTTCTTGCGCGAAATACTTATTCACTTAAGTCCTCGTTTTGGAAAAAACGCGCTTTTTAAAGCTTTTGCGTTTTGACCTAGAGGACTACTTCCGGGCTGGTTAATTAAATGCGTTTGATAGTTATATCCATAATTTAAAGGGTATGGATTTCGACTTCTATCAACGCTCCTTTGAAGATACATAGCGGCGGCTACACCGTCAAGATGTCCTAAGCTCTCTGATCTCTGAAAGTCTAGATGCTTATCATTGGTCCACATCCCGACTTTTAATTGATAAATTAAATTCTTACAGCGGCGTTTGACTTTAAATCGGCGAGCGCCAACCTCGGTCCTTAATTCATGGATTGAGGCAATCTTATCTTGCTTTAATGGTTGTTGAACTTTGTATTGATGATCACCGATAACGTCGTAAACTAATTGCTTATCACCGTCATAAACGCGTTTATGCGGTCGATAGTTAAAGTCCTGCTCTAGCTTTTTACACTCATCAATGATTTGTTTTGTGGTTTTGCCGTTATCAAAGAATTCTAAATCAACAACAATCTCGTTCTTATGAAAGTCGTACCATGCAAACAAACAGGCCGTATTGTCATCAGCGCCCGAGTCAATGGCGACGTACGAATCAAAAAACTCAGGATAAGGATAATCGTCATCAATTACGTTTTCAGCTTCGCTCCACTCAGGTATGACAAGCTTTTTAGGATCTGACACTTCCTCGCATAAATACTCACGACGAAATGTAACCGAATCAACGCCGCCCGCTTCCTCAATGATTTTATCTAGCTCTGTTTTAGATAGTGCTTCATTATCCCAGATAAGTTTTTGGATGAATTTACCTTTTCTGATAGCAATCTTCTTTTCGCGGTAATAAACATGATCTAAGTCAGGCGGCGGCGTACTTGCTTTAATGAAGTATTGCCCGGCTTGATTTTGTAGCTGGGGAAATAAAATAGATTTAGCAATGTATTCGGCCTCAACCCAAAAGCCGTACTCATCTAAAGTGATACCGTTAGCGGCTGGCCCACGCGCTGACTCGCCCTTATCTTGATTTACACCGACTAGATATAAAATACTTCCGTTAGGATAGCGATAATGGGAGTCGGTCGTTAGCCATTTGGCTCTATTTTCTTCTCGAGTCATGTTTTGAATCTGAGAAAATATAGGCTTTACAATTTGTCGTGCTTGCTTTTGATCGGGAGCACACCAGCGCCATATCCAACCTGGATTTGCATTTAATAACTCATGCACGAATACTGCGATTGAGGTCGTTTTACCGAAACGCCGAGACGCTTCGATAAAAGGCTCTTGGCAGCTTTGCAGTAAATCATATAAATCAATTTGTGAGTTTCTTAAGTACCAAGGCGCAAAGACACCATTGCTTGAAAGTATTCTTTTAGCCTTATCGCTATCAAACATCATTGGATGATTCTTTTCTCGCAATCCTGACTAGCTCTTTCATTTGTTCAAAAGACGGCTTGAATGCTTCTTGCGTTTGCTCGTCCAGTGACATTTCAATCGCTTTACGCTTTGGATAAAGGTACTCCATAAGCTTAAGGTAAACGTCGGCTTGTTTTTCTGGTTCAAGTATAGGGAGCAATGTTGATAGTCCCGAGACTGGATCTATCTTTTTAGCTTCTAAAATCTCAACTAAAGCTAAGGTTTTTTTATTTGGAGTTCCTTTTTGACGGCCGCCGATTCTCATCTAAAAATACCTACTTTAGCCATTATCTTAGTGCCCTTGTAATAGCGATTGAATCAACGCGGTCTTTTAACTTCTTAAACTCATCTTTTAGGTCATCGAGTTCTTTGTTTTTCATAGCCTCTGAATGACTGAGTGTTACATAGAAAAGGAGTGTCGAAAAAAAGATGAATGCTGAAACGGCGTCTCTTTGAATTGTAAAAAGAGCGGATCCTAAGATTAGAGTTAGAATTTTAATGATACGATTTTCTTGCATAAAGACCTTTAAAAAAAAGGTCGCTCACCAATCAACTGATAGTCCTAGCGATCTCTCGCCACGAATTGACCGGCTTATAAGCCTAACGGCTCAAAGGCCCCTCAACCACTGCGACCATGGCCAGAATCACAGGATTGTAAGTTTGTTGCTAATACAGAAACCTACATAAAAATGTAGCTTTCTGTAGGTGATAATCAGAATGATCTTGCTTTAGATTGAACGTGTGAGGACAATTAAATTATGGATGTAAATGTAACTTTAAGAAAACGTCAGCAATCATGCAATAGCACTTACACGCTTCCGGTTTCTATCGACCTTAAACAAAAGATTGATGAAGTGAAGAACTCCCATAATATTGATTTCAATCACGCCGCCAGACAGGTCTTGGAAACTCTAATCGAAAAGATCCGAACTGGACAGTTAACCGCTGAATAATAAAGTGCCTAAGGAGCCCTCGCACGGCTTAATTGAGATTGCATCAAGTCCTTGGGTGCCTCTATAGGAATCATTATGCCATCATTTTCAAAATCATCAGACGATAAATTAAATACGTGTCATCCATTATTGCAAACTCTGTTTCGTGAGGTAGTAAAAAACTACGATTGCACAATCATTTGCGGTCATCGTGGTGAAAAAGAACAAAACGAAGCGTTTGCGAATGGCTACTCAAAGTTAAAGTTTCCAAAGTCTAAGCATAATTCGAATCCGTCTAGGGCGGTTGATGCAGCCCCGTATCCTATTGATTGGAAAAACAGGGAAAAATTTATTCACTTTGCTGGCTTTGTATCAGGTGTAGCCAAATCACTTGGAATTGAAATCAGATGTGGTATTGACTTTAATCAAGATGGAAATTTTAAAAACGACAGCTTGTTCGATGGACCACATTTCGAACTTATATCAAAATGAAGTCTGGAAAGATATAATTGGATATGAGTCTGAATATCAAATATCGAGCCTGGGAAGAGTCAAATCGTTAGCTAGATTTGGAAAACGAAAGTTTGACAAAATTCTAAAACAAACGGTTGGAAAACGTGGATATTTTGAGGTTCAACTATACAAAAACATGTCTTTTAAATGTAAAACTATTCATAGATTAGTTGCTGAGCACTTTATTGTTAATCCAGAAAACAAAAGGGAAGTGAACCACATTGATGCTAACAAGCTTAATAACAACATAAGCAATCTTGAGTGGGTTACGCCAAAAGAAAACTCGATTCACGCTGCGAGATCTCCTAATGTAAACAGGGAACCACGTAAGCGTGGTGTTTCTAAGTCAAAATATAAAGACAAAATATATTGGGTATCAGAAATAAGATTTAATAGAAAAAGTATCTATCTTGGAACTTTTAAAGACAAAGAAGAAGCTTACGATAAATACTATAATAAATATTTCGAACTGTATGGGTTCTACCCGTGGTACTGGGAGTTAGTTGACTAATCCCAGCCTCTTTTATGGAACTGCCGTTTATAGCTTTCTATCAGCGCCTTATACTCAGGGATTTTCAGTAATTCAGAGTGCTGGCCTTGGTTTATACGGGCTTTTCTCATAGAGACGGGTATAGACCAGCCTTTTTCAAGATTTCGTTTTAAAACGCTAATTTGGAATAATAGCGTGTCTGGATTTATCGGATTTCGCGCCATAGTAGTAAAGCCGTCCTCACCACACTAGAAACCGCAATCACCCAAAGAGCTAGTTCGATGCTATGATAGAAGTTCATTTAAAAATCCCCCTTAGCACATTGTAGGCAAGTAAGCCCAAGCGAACGCCACATATCTACAACTTGCTGACGATCATCAACGCAGAAGAGGACTTTGAAGTGTGGTTCAATCAATCGTCTGTAAATTTCTTCTTTAACAACCGAATCTTTTCTGTAGTCGCCTATCGCTCGCATATAGATGTCGGTATTATTATCTATTTTTGTAGCCGCGTTCTCAACAATCCAAAGCCAAGTCTGCTCTCTAAATTTATATTCACGACCTGATATAAACAAAATTCTGTACCCAGCCGCATCCATCGCTTTGATTAATTCAAGACACCATTGATTAACCTTATCGTCTACGCAAGCGGCATTGAATTTTTCAAAGTCCTTTTCCTCTCCTTCAACAAAATGGCGCCTGTGTTCGTTATTACAAAGAGTTCCATCAAGATCGATGATTATAGCTTTTGGTCTCACACTCCACCCCATTTCTTAAGCGCAGAATTAGCCTTTTTACCAAAGTCGTCTCCACATGGTGTAAGCTGAAATTCTTCCCAATAATTCATTCCATCAGTCCAATTTCTTTCTTCAGCATAAAACCTCAGTGCCTCAATCAGTCCAGAGTTTTGTTCTTTCAGCTTTTCCTTTTCTTCGCTCAAGTCTTCAGCTCTATTTTGCCAATAGCGAACCTCTCCGCAATATTTAGATAGTTGTGCGTTTTCTTCTTTCAGCTTGGTGATTTCAATTTTACTATCTTCAACATACTGTCTATTCATGCGGTACACTTTTTCAGTGGCTTCATGGTCGAATAGCAATTCCAAATAAGCACGGGCGAGGTTTTGAATTTGTTCCCATGTTAAGCTATTTCGTTCTTCAGAAGGTTCTAGTATTCTCTCTGCAATTTCTTTCGGGCTCATTTAAAAACTCCAATTTTTCCAAGTTTAATTGCGTAAGTTGTTGGAATCACAAATTTTAATTCTTTCAGTTCTTCGTGCTCTTTCTCCAACTCCAAATAAGCACGGGCAAGTTAATTTACTTCATCTTAATAATGGGTAAAATTTGGACCATGCTCATTGTATGCTTCGATCAATCTCTCCGCAATCTCACGCGCTGAGTTCTTATCGGTGGTCATGGCGATGCCTTCTTTCTTAAACAGTTTTCACAATTTACGTTGTCCCAATGCGTAGAATATTTGTAGCAAAATGTTTTATTATCAACGCCACAAACTGGTCTTACAACCCATCCGAAGAATTTGGAAAATTTACGGGATGATTTGTGTATTTTCTTTTTCATATTCAAATGCTTTTTGTATAAATATGCTTTGCTCTTCGCCCTGATAATTAACGCAAAAGGCTTCTGCTTCGTCGTATTTATTGGTCGAAAATAAGCATTCTCCGTAATAACAAGAATACAGATTATCCCACTTCATAGTTTGAACGTAAAACACTGCTTTTCTCATTTCCCTTCCTCCACCATAATCTTGGCAATTTTTGAAAGCGAATTTGCTGCAAAATCTTTTCGACTATGTCGCCAATCCATTAACCATTGTAGAGTTGGCCCACTCTCTGAAATATCTGTTCTGCTAATTAGCTCTAAAATCTCAACCGACGCACCCAAGCTTTGAGTGAGTTCTCGAATTATTACTTCTTTTTGACCGCCTAATAGTATTCCACCTGGTTTTAATTCCTCTTCAATCTGCGCTAACCGGGCTTTGATGGTTTGTACGGGATTATTCATTTTCTAACTCCTTTAACTTTCCTTTATCATCAAACTTTTCTGGATACTTAAGTTTTGCAAAATTTAAAGCCGTTTCAGTGGAAACCTTAATCACAAAATGAATTTTATCGGCAGTGTCGGCAACGGTGGTTTCAAGTTACACCTCGCCGAGATATTTAAAGTTTTTAGCCTTAGTTGCTTTTTTGAATTTGTCGGGCCATTCTAGCATTTCTATATAAACACCGATTAGATTTATAAAAGAATAATTAACCATAGTTTCAGCACAAACTAGTTTAACTTCCATTGTTTCTAAACTCTCAGGATTAAAATACACGCCTGGCTTCATGACTCTATTTCCCTTCAACTTTGCAAATCGATATAGTGCCTGACTGGTCAACTCCAACAAATTTGCCCGTAAGTGCGATTGAATATCCGTTTATTTTGCCACGCAATTCTGGATTAACTTGAAAAAGTACATTGAGCCAATTGCATAGAAAATCTAATTCTGCTTGAGTAGCAATTTCATGTTGATATGGTTTTCTTTGTGGAAACTTATCCATTATTTCATCTCCTTAATCTTTGCCAGAAATTCTCTGGCTTTTTTGCCACCGATTAAAATTAATCTTCCGGTATCTAGACAACCAAAATCTTCTTTGTCTTTTGTTAACTTTGTTTGCACCTTGCAATACTCATCAATAACTGCCATCTCCCAATTGTTTTCATTCCCATAGAATTCAATCACCTTCAGCGCCTTCCTTTACATAAGCATTCAAATATTTTTCAGGAATCAAGTAGCCCTGTTTTGTTATATGATTTAACCAATTTTGATATTCTTCTTTCGTCGTTCCTTCTGGGTCAGGCCAAGAATATTTCTTGTCATACGTATAAACGCCAATTCCTACAAAAGGCGCACCTACACCATACACGACAAACTCAATGTTAAATTCTGTCCAATCTGGATATTCTGTGCGTAACTGTATCAAGTCTCATCCGTTTGGCTTTCGTTTCTCGCCATTTTCAGCTTTCGTATTGTCATTCATTTCTCCCCCTTATCAATGCTTGTGAGAAAGGTGTTTAGTTTTTCAAGTGTCTTGGAAAATCTATTAATTGCGTGGTCAACTTCGTAATAAGCCGCATTCTTTTTAAAATCTCCACCAATTGGAATATATTTGTTGTTTGGATTTGGCTTTATCTTTGAGAGGTTTTTCTTCGATTCTATTTCTAAAAGTTCGTTAACTGAATTAACCAGACGTTTTACTTCGCCAACCTCACGCAATAGTTTAAGAACAGGCTCGGCCTCTATGACGTGAACCCCAACATCAGGAGTATCGAAAATAAAAACTAAATTCTCAGGGTCGCTATGATGACCAGCTAACCAAAATTGTCTTGGCTTAATCTCGCTCATTTTAAACACTCGCTTTTTACAAGTTCTTTAGTCCATTCTTGGGCTACATATTTATTTACCTTAACGCTAGCCCATATAAGGCTTCCAATGATTAGACCAAGTAGTGTGTATTTTATTTTATCGCTCATTTCTTAGCCTCCCATTTCGCAGTTCACATTTTCGAGCACACAAAAGCAGCTTATTGAAATCTTCAACTTTTAATTCGATGTACTCGCCTCTGGCTTTTTTTACTGCATCACTCATTCTCATTCCTCTCAAAATTCCCAGCGGCCACAGTGTTTAAGCAGCGTACTAGTTGTTAGTAGTTCCATGACCGCCGGGGGTTAGTTATTTCTGTATCACCAATTTTATTTTTTCTTTTCCATACGTGATTTCAACATAACCATGCTCAACGGCAGCATCAAAAATATTGCGTAACTCCTTTTCGTATGTATCTAACTTAGCGTTTAGCATTTCAATGGTGTGCTCTTGCCTTATGATTGTATCTGACTGCATCGCTATAGTTGAAAACCTGTCTGGTATTGTGATATTTGTCCAAGTCACTTTAAAATCTCCTCTCAAACACCCACACATAAGGCAGCAAGCAAGCCATCATTACAATACCAGTCAGCGCTACCAGCACCATGCCGATAGCAAAGACGATTAGTTGTAGGACCAGCCATGCGGCGTATATGTAGGTGTGCATTTTATTTACCAGCCATTGCCATTGCCATTGCCATTGCCATAGCCATAGCCATAGCCATCGCCATAGCCATAGCCATAGCCATCGCCATAGCCATTGCCATCGCCATAGCCATAGCCATCGCCATAGCCATAGCCATTGCCATAGCCATTGCCATAGCCATTGCCATAGCCATTGCCATCGCCATCGCCATCGCCATTGCCATTGCCATTGCCATTGCCATTGCCAAAAGTTGTTTTTTGATCTTCGAAGTTTATGCTTCGTTTAGACATGTGCTTTCCACTTAGATTCATTACACGCAATTGTGGCAACGACAGTGAGGTAATCGAACTCAACGACTCCATTTGTTGGATCAATCTTTGTTGATCTTGTAGGGCCTCCAAATGCGATCTCACCAAGACCATTAGTTGTACCCCAGTTCCTAATGACAGATGCTTTGTGAAGTTTGCATTCGCTCCCATTGCGTTCAAAACGTCCGACCATAACCCAGCCACGTTGCAGAACCACGATTTTAATATCGCCTTTATCTGTGTAATCTTGCTGGCTACCTTTAAGGACATAAGTCGATCCGTTGATTATTACTTCGTTTACTTGTGTGTTCATATTTTCTCCATTGTTATTTTTTTTTGCTCCGTTAGACTTTAGTATTCTTCTTCATAGTTAAATTGATCCGCAAATTTCAGGTCATCTAGTTTCTTAACTTGGGCTTTTTGCTCTGATGTCCACTGACTCTTAGGGAAATTTTCAATTATAGCTTTGACCTTGTTTTCTAGATCTTTTCGAGTCCAGCTTTCATTGGCAATTCTGTTTTCGTGTTCTTTTTTTATCTTGTAAGATTCGATCGCGTGATCTACCAACTTCGCTGCGCGAATTCGCATAGAGTTTATTTGCTTATCGTCAAGTTTTTCTTCGGAGCTAAGAATGCATTCAAAATGATTGTAGTCATAAGATCGCATTACCTTTACAGAAGCTGCGACTTTAATAATTTTCGGCTTCATTTCCATTTCCTTTCATGTTACCCAGGCCACGTTCTGCATACCCAAAACCTTGATTGATTTAGAGTCATGACCTGGGAGTTGTTATTTAGTTAATTTCCATCCGTCTTTCTTAGCGTTCACCGGCGCTGCGTATTCTTTTAACTCAACGCCTGACTTTGCGTTCTTAAGCTTGAACACTCGCTTTTGTTTCTTTTTAGAGAATTCGTAGTTACCTAGAAACTCTTTGCCTTTGTATTTCGATTTATGTGTCCACATAGTTGTGTCTCCTTTTAGTTTGCCCAGGCCATGCGAGTATTAGCTTAATCAAATCGGTATGATTTCCCGCACAGCCCAGGCGTTTATTTTCTTTTTATTTTATGACCAGGGCTTTGCTTAAAATTGCCTTGGATCTTTTTAATCATGTTCGTTACTGCATCAAAATTCGCATCAGCGTCTTTTTTGTAATATCCGGCCATGTAGAGCGAGCGCTTGATTTTATTTATCAACATTCGGTCTTCATATGGGTTAGCTGTCATCACTTCCGGGAAATGCGTTAAAACGTAGTGTTGTTTAGATACTCGTGACATTACGAACCCCAAGGCGGTGAGTGCTGTACTAATTCAAATTTGCATTTAGCCTTTACCATTTCTTTAAGTTTCGCCAATTCATTCTCAAGCTCGATCATGCGTAGCTTTTGAATCTCTGCACTATCGGTCATCTTTTGAATTGTGATATCGCGGTCTTTGATTGTTTCGCGCAGAAGTTCGTTTTCTTTGATCAAGTGATCGCTAGAATAGAATTCTGTGTAGCCTTGTCGCCTGGTTAGTTCTGTCATTTTGTCCCCTCTGTTTTGTAGTAGCGGATTGATTCTGTGATGATTTTCTTATTAAGCTTGAATTCGTTTTCATTCCAAGTTGTTGTGCAATCTTCGAATTTAAATTTCTTAACTTCGTCGAACGTGAATTTGCGACACCCCCAAGACACTTGGTTGTCAGCTATCGTGATATGGTATTTCATACCGATGATGTGCAGGGGAGTTTTCGAAGCGTCGCCGTACACCCAAGCGTCGCCGGACACCCAAGCGTCGCCGTACACCCAAGCGTCGTCGGACACCCGAGCGTTGCCGTACACCCAAGCGTCGCCTGACACCCGAGCGTTGCCGTACACCCAAGCGTCGTCGGACACCCGAGCGTTGCCGTACACCCAAGCGTCGCCTGACACCCGAGCGTTGCCGGACACCCAAGTGTCGCCTGACACCCGAGCGTTGCCGGACACCCGAGCGTTGCCGGACACCCAAGCGTTGCCGTACACCAGAGCGTTGACGTACACCCGAGCGTTGCCGTACACCCGAGCGTTGCCGGACACCCAAGCGTCGCCGGACACGTCTAAATGTTTTTCGCTTTCGACATATCCGCCAAGATCGCCTTCTCGAATTCCGTATCTTTCGATTTTACGTTTCGCTTTGATTCTAAAAACTTTCACGCCGAAGACAGTGAGTTTAAAATCTGTTTCTATTAGTTCATATTTTTGGTTCATATGGTCCCCTTTAAATGTTTTAATCTTTCTGAATGAATGTCTAAGCGACGATCTTTACCCTTAACTTCAACCATTACTGCCGTTGCAATTATTCTTGAAAATATGCGCTCGCCAAATGTGGCTTTCATTTGATCGATTTTGCAGTTGGTTGAAAAGAATGTTGGTAAGTTATGATTTACTCGGTAATCAAGAATAGAAATGATTTTATCAACATCAAACTCGGTTATTTTATGGGCTCCGATATCGTCGATAAAAAGAAATCGGATATCTTGAAACTTTCCAATTTTTTTTAAAATAGATTCTTTTTCGTTAAATGAATCTTTGAGTTCCTCAAGCAGCATAGACATTGGACGCCAAATTATTGTTCCAGTAACGGGATAGTTTGCATCAACTAAAGACCTAGCGACAAAATTTAATATTGTTGTTAATGCGTATGTTTTTCCGGTTCCTACTGGGCCACACATGCAAAATCCGTAATCACCAAAAACATTCCACCTAGAAACCATTTGATAAATTTCTAAATTATCTTTTTTTAGATCATCTATTTTTCGGTTGATAGCGTCAGAAGGTAGATAAGCACTTCCTTGATAAAAATACTCATAGCTTTCCTCGCATCTTTTTTTTAGATTCTCGGCTTCGATTCTTTTGCGTTCTAATTCTTCGGATTCAATCTTTTTTGCCATAAATGCCTTTTGCTCATCCGTGATTCGATTGTTTATATAGTCATCACATGTCGGTCTTACAAAATTTTCAATTTGTGGTTCGCTCATAGTCCTAGCGCCTTTCTCGTTTCGTCCTCTGACTCGTTGTGTTTATAGCCTTCATTTAGCTTTGATTGTGATGGGCCTTTAGATTCGTACTTTCCTTCGATTATTTTTAGGCGATTTGTTTCGTTTTCAATCAGCCAATCAAAGTCAATTTTCCAACCGCTGTTATTTTCGCCGCAAAGGAACCTAGAATCGCCGATCTTTTTCATGGCATAGATCCACTCATCCAGACTGGCTTCTTTCAACCTTGAGGCGATATGACGTTTTCTAGAGGTGCTAAGTGACTTGATCTTGGCTAATCCAAAATTTAGAGAATTCCATGCGTTCATGAATTCTTGCTCGAGATTTTTTTTCCCCTCAAACTCCCCTTTAGAACTAATATCAACTACACCTTCAACTACACCTACACCTTCAATTAGGACTGACGGTGACAGGTCACCCACTGTAGGGGTACTGTGGGGGGTTGGTGGTATTGACAGTTTATTGTTGGTGACGATAAAGCCAAACTTTTCTAGTTGAGATCTTGCTTTAACTTTAGCGGTCCAAGTGTCTTTTGAATCAGCATATTGAAACTCAAAAAAACCAATTATCAGAACACTATCAGAATTAAAAAAGTGAATCTTTTCTTTGAACCAATCGCTAAGATTTTCTTTGGTTAAAGTAAAATCCAACTGAAAGCTAGCCAGTCCGTAATCGGCTTTCCAAATGCCACAATAATCGCATTCGTCGCAAATATAAGTCCAAGCAAGTTTGGCTTTCATAGGTAAAGTACGAAACCACTCGTTTCGCCATTTAGATTTATCCGTGAAACGCTTGTTTCCCAACTGAGCCCCCGATCGAATAAACGTTCTGATTTAATTTGTTTTGATTGAATGAAAAATGTGATAAGATAAGACTAAGTCTAAATTCTTGATCTATTAGATCAGGAAATGGTGAAAATATGGTTTTCCCTAATTTTTCCCTAAAAATCCGATTAAATCCGATTAACTTGGATGAAAACGGATGAAAGAGTTTGCCTATCTCGAATATACTTATAAGCGAGATAAAATGACTCTGAGTTAAATAGAAATACGGTTTCCTAAACCGTCGATCCCCGTTCAAGTCGGGGTGAGGTCTCCACAATGATTTCAAGTGGTTAGGTATCTTTTTGTCTTTTAAATCAGTCATTTTTCCCTAGCTTTTTCCCTAAACGCTTTTTCAAAAGCTTATCAACCGCCGTAATTTTAACGACGTTTTCCATACCCCTTAAATCATCCGCATCCATATCTACATAGATCCGTTTCTGTACTTCAATGTTGGCTCCTGCAAACTTTTCGCGCTGAGTGTCAGTAAAGCGCTTGTCCTTATGCATGAATTTTTCACCTGTTGCTCGTAAGTCGTGGGGAGTTATCTTTTGATCAATGCCAGCATTCGCGCAGGCAGTTTGGAATGCCTTTCTAATACCACCGACACTCATAGGCTTTGAATTATTAATCTTACCGTGCACAATTTGAGGGAAAACAAATTTGCTACGAGAATCTTTCTTAACCTCAAGTAATAGTTTTTTTACAAGACCGTTTAATGGAATTACCCGACCTTTACGGCGACGATTACTTGACGGCCTGATAATTATAGCATCTTTTTCAAAGTCGATATCTGTCCACTCTAGTAATCGTATTTCAGAATTACGCATCATCTGATAAAGATAAAGTGCGATATATAGAATTAATTTAATACTTGCTTTACTAAATAGCTTTTCCGCATTTTCCACAGAAACAATCACACGCTTACGTCTAGCGCGACGATACTTAGGTTCAATTTCAATATCTTGACGATACTTAAGATATTTGTTTTTAACACACCATTTTAAAAAGTGGTTAAACACCTTTCTGTGGTTTACTAAATTTAAACCCTTCTTATAGGTCAATTTGCAATAATCATTAAAAGATCCTTGGTCAAATTCAACTATAGGAATGCTTTTAAAATATGGTGATAAATGGTTGTTTATGATGCTAACGGTTTCCTTGTAAGTCGCCTTACTGATACCAAAACCTAATTCATCATCCGAACCATTTTCTAATTCTTCTTTTCGGTGAAGCTTGTATTCATGAAAAATATTTTCAGTTTTAGTATTTCCTTTTTTCCCTAAAAGTTCTAGGGAATCTAAATAGCTTTTTTTTGCGTCTCTGATTTCTTTTTGAGTCGCACCTTCTTTAAGCTTTAAAGATTTTTCTCTTTGAACCTTAGATCCTTCGGGAGTGCCACGATAGTAATAAACTCCGTTGATTAGGAAAACCTCAGAATCAAAATGTACAGCGGTTCTTTTGTTAGACATTATCCCGTAGCTTTCTTTGGTCCTAGAACTTTGACAAGTTCGTTTTTATCAACTTGCGCGTGATGTCTTGGCCCGAATCTTTGGATGCGTTTTTGATGAATGCAATTGTAGATATGCCCAATTGTAAACACATCACGTCCGGATTTTACTGGATCGTTTTGATGAATTTCATTTAGAAATTTAACGGCTTCTTTCAATGATAAAAGTTCTGTTTTCTTTGCGTTCATACGTTCCCCACAAAATTAATCACAAAAATTCCAAATACAAAAAGTATGCAAATCGTGTCGAAGTGATGTTGTTTCATTTGTAAATTTCTTCTTTAATAGGACGCAAAGACCAAGACACCTCTACTAATCGATGATGGTCCATATATCGCAAAAACTCTCTTTCAGAATACGCAACGCAACTGTGTATGTGTCCAAAATTGGAATTCTTAATTTTAAATACAGCAAATGCTTGAGGATCTCGACCGCCGTCTTCAGACACATAAACGCCATTATTTTTAACGATATTGTCTGCAATTTTATCTGAAATTGAACTCATTTGTTTAGCTCCGCAATTAAGGCGTCGGCTTGTGATACCGCAACCGAAGCCCAGCCAGAAGGACCTATGCTTGCAAGCGATTCGACGCCGGATGTGCCAGCTAGAATTCCTTGCAAAGCCATTGCTGCGAAATATTCACGCTTGGTTAGGCCATTTTGTCCGTACATCACTTCACCGTTGTTCGGGAAAACTAATGAGTTGGTTGGCATAGCAGTATCGTCTGGATTTGTTTTCATTTAATTAATTCCTTGTTAAACCTATCACTACTCCATAAATGACATTCGTCATCATCATTAGCCCTATAAATTGGGCCGCCATACGCCAAAATTAATCTTTCCGTGGTAACAACTTTTTCGCTGCCGTATTTAGGCTCATGGTCTGGTGATCCTATGCAATATTTCACTTCATTGTCTTGAAGGTCTTTTCCGGTGGATTGTAAATAACAGCCATTGCATTTCATTGGTTTAGGCTCGACACATTCAGGGCACCAAGTAGCGCGATTAATATGTTGAACGTTTTTGCATTTTATTCTTGTATGCATAATTATGCACCTTCCGGCTCTTGTTGAACTTCTTTAGACTGCAAGTAAGCCTCAGCGGTTTGAAAAAATTCAACCCAAGCGGAATTTGGAGTTTTGCCTTCATCTTTGAACCATTTTTGAGTGTTTTTAATGAAACCATCCAACTCAAATAAATTTATTTCAGATAATTTTTGACCAGCGTATTTTTTGCCAACGCGACAAACGAAATCACCAAGGCCATTGTCATTCAATACTTCAGGGATTTCGGGAGTCGGTTCCTTTGGAGTAACGTCTTTTGGCTCATCTTTTTGAAAGATGTTTTCAGTTCTAGGATTGTGAGCTGGTTTAATATCTGAAATCGTTTCAAGCTCTGATTCGTCCAAGATGCCAAGACCGCAAATAGAAAGTGTCACGCGCCTTTTGGCTTTTGTGACACACTTCATTGTTAGGTTTGAAAAATCATTTCCTTTGGCTCCATTAAGCGGAATTGACGCAAAATCCTCGTCCTCTTTGCCGGTCTTATCACGCGCTTTAACGTGAACCTCGTAGTAGTCCCCAACTATTCCCTTAGAAATAATTTGAGTAGATACACCGTGAATTTTGCGCAATTGTTCTGCGCAATCTTTCTGCGCATAAATAGTTTCCTTGCCCTGCAGTGTGATGATAGCAAAAGGTTTAGTTAACGGGTTTAAACCTACCGATTCACACAATCGATTAATGTAAGTTATTCTTTCTTGTGTAGAAAGTTTTGAGATGTCATTTCTAACCAGTGCCGATTCAACGGCCTGCATATTCTTTTCGTTAGCCACAGTGATGTTACTCATTACACTACCTCTTTTTTAGATTTTTTAGCTTTAGTATTTGCGAAAGACTTTAATGAAGTACCTGGAATCAATTCAGCGCCGGGGACTTGCAAACCAGTTGATAGCGTTGCCTTAAGCGCCTTCTTGTCTATTTCAGTCACGGTTTTTTCAGACTTGTACTCAACCGGAATTAGGTCTTCATCTATGATATTTAGCGAACCTACTGTATTAGATAGGACAAAGCGCATGTCAGTACCTTGAATTTCATCTACTTTGAGTTCTTTCATAGCATATTCGATATTGTCTTTTAGACGATCCGCTGCGTTTTCGCAGTTACTCGCAATTTGCGCATAGAAATTAGCGCGTGACTTATAGTGTTCTTTCATCGCCTTGAATCGCTCGATGATTTCAACGTAACCATCAACTTTGGTAGATAGCTCTTTTGAGTTTACTTGTAGCGCTCGCTCGAAGTCCTCATTTACTTCACCGCCTGATTCAACTAGCATTCGTTCAAGTTCAAGCGTTTCATTAACTATTAGGACTAGGGATTTATTTTGTTCGCTCATAATTGTTCCTTTACTTTTAAAGCTAAAACTTTCCAAGGCTCATCAAAATTTGCATCATCTTGGTTATATTCACGAATCGCATCAGCTAGTTGTTTTTCGACATTTGCATAGACTTCGGCGTACCATTTTTTGTGCGACTCTTTGATTTGGCATTCTCTGTATTCATCAAATAAATCCGACCAGATTTCATGCTTTTCAATCTTGCCGTTTACATCACAAGTGAAACACTCAGTATCAACATTGAAGAACTTAAGCTTACCGTCTGTTAAAACTTCAAAGTCTTTAGTAAAGCCGTAAACTTCATATAACTCTGTGGTTTTATTGTAGTGATCTACCATTAGGCCCATGTTTAGTCCTTTGTCTCGTTAACAACGAGTTTAAGCTTCCGATCTTTTTGTAATGAAAATATTCTGGTTAGCGCTAGCTTCAATTGTGTTGATTTTTCTTGTGTATAGACTGAAGAAATTTGGGAAGAATTTGATAAAATCAAAACAAGATGAGGTCGCTTCACTTGAAAAGAAACTTGCTGAGATAGAGCGCAAACTTGAGAAATAAGCGACTCAATTTGCCTCATCAAAACAGCGCAGTAAATTATCTCTGCCGTAACAATTGTTAAAAAGATGTATTCCATAGTTCCTCTAAGACAAAACGATACCCTGACCAAAGTTGGCCTGAATTTCGCAGCTTGTGTTTGTTGTGAATTCTTAACTCAATCGAAAACCTAGTTGGCGATAGATTTTCTGTTGAACTAAGAGGCTTTTATAAAGAGATCGTCCTCTCTTATTCTTAAGCCTTTACATAATCTCTTAATTGTCCGTCTAGAAAGCTTGCTTGGATACCTACCAGCCCTAAGCTTCTCTAGAGTGGATATACCGATGCCGCCTTCAATAGAGGCTTCGGCTATCCCTATTTCTTCAATCTTTTTTCTAATCAAGTCTTTGTTAATCTCAGAACTCATAAAATCAATATACATGGTTTACCATTAAAATGCAAGTATTATTAATGCTATACCATATTTATTTAATGCTTTAACAGGCTTAGGCTGTAACGTATGGATATATTTAAGATAAATGGTTCTTTTATTCAGAAATTAAGGGATGAACTTGGCTGGACAAGGGATGATTTGAGCGACAAATCGGGTGTTCCCATTGGAACAATACAAGACATTGAATCAGACAAATCTCCAAATCCAAGCTTTGGAAACATTAAAAAACTCTTAAAAGTAATGCCGAATTTTACCAAACACCAAAAAAGAACAGAGCTAATCGGTGAAATTGTTTTGGGCCTTTCCGCCCTTGATCAAAGACAACTTAGGTCTGTCCTTGAGACTATCGAGGCGCTTCCCCCTAGTTCTAGTTTTGACTCTGAGGCAACAACTACAGATTAAATCATCGCTGTTTACTAATTCGTGAAAAAACGCCATAAGCGACTTTTTCAATACCTTTACCCTGTCCATTTCCCTACATCCTTTCCACACAACTACATTAGCCCATCAAGATATCTTGATGTTAAACTATTCAAGTAGAATTATTCGACGAATTTTGTCTCAAGTGTCTCAAAGTATTACACAATTTTTTTTGACTAAAGCATTTTGATCTATTGAGCGATAATGAGGGGATGAGACTTATTACTTTAATTTTAATTTCTGCGATTTTATCGGCTTGTGCTAAAAACGAATCTAGCTCAACCACTGTGGTGACATCACTTAGTTGTGATTCTTTAAATGCTAAATATGTTAGTTACACGAAAGATCAACTATTAAGTCAATCTATTGAATATTCATCAGCGGCAGCAAGCGCCCAGGGTGATTATTACGTTAATCTTTATAATGGTAAAAGTATCGAATTATTAAAAGCTTCGGAGTGCAAGTAAATGCGAACCCACGCCTACATCTACATTCTAATGACTCTCATGCTGACCAATTCAGGGTTTGAATCGTCGATCCCTTACTATGCCATGTTTGCATTCTTAACTATGGACCGAGAAAACTTGAATAATTTTAAGGCGTTTTAAAACACTCGCGATCAGCAATGTCTTTTAATTCTTGAACATAGGATTGATAACGCTCGAATGTCTCTAAAGGCATACATTGAGCCTTGTCGATCTCTAGCGATTCAACCGTTAAGTCTAATTGCTCATCTGGATTACTCAAGCGATTGCAATAAAACTTTTTAAATTGAGTCGAATAAGTGCAATTCCAACCGTCCGGTCTCGGCGGTAGTTTTGGATTATCAATGCAGCTTAAAAGACTAAGGCAGATTAGAAGTAATATGCTTATTCGCATTTCTAATTTCCTCCTCAGTTTGAGCCTTTTTCATTTCCTCAACTGCTTTTTGTTGCTCAACCTTATTTGTCTTTTGATTATCAGATACGATAAGGTCCCAAAGACCTTTCAAAATTGAATAAATCTTTGGGATTGCAATTATCAACTGAATAATAGCTGATAAATAACTCATTATTTTTTTACAGCTTCAATTAACGCTTTGATTTCAGGTAATGCAGCGGCAACGATTTCTAGAACCTCACCCGCTCCGGCTACCTTAACTTCGTCCTGTACTTTTTCAACGTCTTCATAAGCAGCTTTTAATTTTGCCATGAATTGATCGTCTTGAAGTTTTGCCAAGATTACACCAACGTCAGCAACTTGAACGCCGTCTTTAAATGCTTTAGCTAACTCTGTAGTCAAAGCAAGTAAACCGATTACGACTTCTTTTGTCTCTTTCATTTTGTCCGTTTCGGACTATCGACTTTGAGGGGGGTTTGAGTTTTAAGGTTAACCACTATTTAATTTTCTTCAACGAAATTCTTTTTAGCGTCACCGCTTCTAGTCTTTTGCTGCAGCTTCATTTCAAGCTGTTTTCTTAGCTCAGGATTCTGAATGCTGTTAAGTAATTGAGGATTTTGACCTAAAATCTCAATGATCCTATCCTGGTTTTCAATTTGTGGAGTAGATTCACTATTTTGGTTTTCTTTAAATCCTGTTTTCATTGAAAGACTATTTACCATGTTAGCAAAAGCTGCAGGGCTTGTTTTTGACAGTTCGGCCATCTTTGCAGAGCCAGAAATCATTTTATCAGCAAGTCCCCTAGCTGCATCAGTAGAAAGGAGTTTATAGGCGGCATATTTTGGAATATCTTTTGCGTTCGACACAAAGATATCGTTCCACTTGGCTTCGTGCGTGGTTCCCGATGGATTAAAATTCCTTGGCAAATTATCAGAAATAGTACCCACCGCTTGAGCCCTTCCAAGGCCGTCACCGAATAATCTACTTTGTGTTTCAGGATTTAATTTAGAAAACTGAGTTTTAAACTTAGCTAATGAAATATCATCCATTCTTAAAATCGAATCCTGGAAGTCTTTTAAAGCACCTTGCCTTAATAGATCGTATTGCTCGGGAAATGTTTTTTGCATTGAAGCAAGACCGGACTCATTTGCGATATTAAAAAGCTTGTCGCCTAATTTTTCGCTTGGTATCGAATCGAGTTTGTCTAAAAACCCAGTCGATCCTTGAAAGTCACCAAGTCGAGAATTTTCAGCAAGATCTCTGTATGATCCCATTTTAGATGCGTAGTCAGTACGAGCCTCGCCAAGCGCCGAAACCATGTCTTGACCGGCATTCATTGGCGTTTGAGTGCCAGTAGCCTTTGACATTTCCTTAGCGGCCCGCATGATATTAGCTTCCTCAGCGGCCCTTATTTTTTCTTTAATTGAAATTAAAACGCTTTTCTCTGATCCAGTTGTTGCTCGAATGTCTTGGTCTAACATCGTCGCAAGTTTTTTTAATTGATCTACGTTTTTAACACGCCCTAAGGCGTCTACATATTCAGCCGGTTTGCCCTTAAGACCAATCAATGCAACGTCATCAAGATTAGAAATGTTTTTCTGAATTGCGCTTACACCACGTGCGCTTAATGGCATATTTTTAGTTTGCTCTGCTATATCATTAAAGATCATAGAACTTGGCCCTAGATCCTCTGCTACTTTAGCACTCATTCCAGATTTAACTTTCTCGCCTAACTGATAAGGGCTTAAATTAGTAGCATCTTTTAAAAGATCATCAACTGCGCCTTGTGATTTTGAATAAACATCAGAAACGTTCTTTTTAACACTCTCCCCGAAGAAACTAGGCGACTCAGCAAGCCCTGACTCTAGTCTTTCGATGTAATCGCTTTTCAACATCCCAGGCGTGGCTTTTGTTCCTAGTGTTTCCGCCGCCTTTGCAATTTCATCAGCGTTTTCTTTAGTCGCTGTCATGTCTTGCAAACGTTCACCGATTTTTTTAGAACCCGTGAAAATCTTTGATCCAGCTTCCCCTAATCCTTGGGCACCTAAACCGACAAGTCCGCCGGTAAATGTGTTTTTAATAACTTTTGAAAGATCATGGCTAATTTCACCCTCAACGTTGCCGGTATTTTGAGCCGCACCCATAGCCGCACCAATTCTTGCCGCTTTTTGAATACGATCAGCCGCCGTTAATCCGTTAGCTGTGGCAATCGGAGCAAGCGCAAGCGCCTGAGCGATACCGCCCGCGACTTGGCCACCTAGATATGCGTTTGGGTTTTCTTCTTTGAGTCGAGCGGTTCTTTTCTCGTAGCCGTCCCTTGCTTGAATATAATCATCAGCTTCGACGTTCTCGCCTGTAAGTTTATTTAAGGCTCCGAACACCAATGGCTCGGTAGCGCCTCGAATATTGTTAAGCCAGCCAAATGTGGCCGTATCAACCGCGCCCTCGCCGAATGCTTCGAGTGGGTTACCGGATGATTCAGGTGATTTGTATTTTTCATTTAAGTATTTGTCAGGATCAAACTCGCCCGCCGGTTGACTTGATTTTTCAGCCAAATATTTATCAGGATCAAAAGTCATTTAAGAACCCCTAGAGAATTTAATATAGTTTTAGCCCTTGGATCTTTAGGATTATTCATAGCCCAAGCTAAAGCATCAGCATCTTGCGCGTGTGGTTGTGGTTTTGCCTGACTTGCACCGGCTGAATTAATATTTTTTCCGGCAATTGCTCCCGGTGAATTTCCTAAGTTATTATCAAGTCTTGGTAACGCCTTTGCACCCTCTGTTTTTAGACCGGCTAAAACAACTTCTCTGTTTCGTTTTTTCTGCTCCAAAACCTTATCGCTATCACCTGGTTGAGGGAAATACTGTGCTCTAGCATTTGCAAATTCACCCTCAGAGATAGCAGATCCAGATTCTCGTCTTAGGGTGGCATTGATAAAGTTTCTTTGTGCTTGATCCATTAACTTTTTATTTTCAGATTTAAAACGCTCTGGAACTAGTGGAATATCAACAAATGGAATTGGTAAATTTGCATCCTGTAAACTAGGACCAATTCCCGTTGGATCATATCCACCTGATATTAGGTTTTCCATTTGTTTATTTGAGTCCTCGACTCTTTTTGCAAACGTTGCCGCCGCCGTAACATTTTGAGGTAAATTTTTGTCCTCATCATGTTTTGCAAGTTTGTTTTTTAAATCAATTTTTTCTAAATCATTGGCACGATTTAAGGCACTTTCTTTTTCTTTAAATCTCTGGTCCATTTCTCTTAGTTGTTTTTGATTATTAAAATCAATCTGAGACTGAGCTTCAATTTCCCTAATTTTCTTAGGATCAAAGAAAGTATAGACATCTTTTAAAGTCATGTCTTTGGCTTCGTCTGGAGTGAAGAAACCTTTTTTAATACCCATCATTTTAGCAGCCTGAGCCCGAGTGGAATCTTTTTGGTTTAACTCATTATCCTCTGAGACCTGTTTTTGCCATGCATAGCCTTTCATTTGTTGATCGGCTTTTGCGAACGGATCAACCATGTTTTTAGAAACCGCATCGGTCACGCCTTTAACATTATTGCCGCCGAGTTTTTTGTTATATAGAACCTCGTAGGCTGTAGGTTGATCGGCAAAGTTTTGACCAATTGCACCGGCTAAATCTAGCATCCCTTTATCGGATGCGTATTGTTCTTGCTCTTTTTTCAACTTCTCTAAATCAAATTCTGGATATTGCATTTTTTCCCCTTATAGACTTGATCCGACGCCATAGCCCAATGCTGCGCCATTAACACCACTTCCAACCGGAGCAAAGTAGGCCCCAGCCGCTGCACCCGCTAATCCAGTAAGTGCTTGTTGACGTTTTTTAGCTGCCGCATCTTTAGCCATGCTAATTTCTGTAAGCTGATTGTTGTTGTTCATTTGGCCAGTCGCTTTAGTCATTTGGTTATTAAAGGTTTTGTCTTTCAACCCTTGGTTATACATGAAAGCATCGTTTCGACCTTGTGTATTCATTTGGTTATACTGATTTACGATTCCAGTATTGGCTTGATTAGTTTGGAAGTTTTGCGAACGCTGATTATTCATAGCATCCATGTAAGATTTTTGATTCATAGCTTTTTGTCGAGCACTTTCAATCATCGACGTTAAACCAGCGTCTTGCGCTCTTTGAGTAGCATCCTGATTACCCATTTCTTTCATGGCAAACTCTAAACCAGAACCCGCAACGCCTCTAGATTGAGCGTTTGAAAGCGCGGCCATACGATTAGATTTAGCCATTTGGTTAGCTTGATTTCTAGCTTGTAATAAAGACGCTTGGTCTGCATCAGAGAATCCTTGATCGGCAAGCATCGACATTTTTTGAAGTGCCGAGTTTTGTGCTGATAGTAAATTTGGATCTTCTTTTATCGTCTCATAGGTATAAGCCTCAGGATTGTAGTTTTCATACTGAGGTAAATTAATTGAATCAAGTAGCGCTCGATTTTGTCGAACATTTCTCATTGCCTCATCAAAACCAGCGTCACCGCCGCCGAAAATAGTGTCAAATAATCCCATGTTACGCTCCTAAGATTGATTTAATGTATGACCATTGGTTATTTTTTGGATTCCATACGTTGTTTGTGTTAGCGATCGACTGATCATATTCTTGTTGAATGTTGCTCATTTCAGAAGACAACCAATCATCTCCAGCGGCAGGAGCATTTCTAAATGCGCTCTGTTCGCGAGATTTTCTATTTCTGTCAAAATCACTTAGTTGGTTTTGATACGCACTATAGTCATTTTGATATGCAGCATTTTGGTTTCCTAAATCACTAGCAAACTTATTCTTATTATCAGCCCACTGCTTACCGTAATCATTAATCTGATTATTAACAGAGCTAATCGACGAGTTTAAATTGCCAAAATTATTTAAATATTTATCATAGGCACTGTTTCTTGCCTGAGCTAATTTATCGCTCGAAGTATCAAGCTGGGTTTGTAGGGATTGCTGTCCAGTAGTTAAAGGACCGCCGCTTGTCTTAGCGTAAAGATCATTCTGCATTTTATAGAACGAGTTATCGTCTTTTAAATTATTCCCGTAATTCTGAGCGTTTTGATTCAAAGAAAACGTGAACTGTCCAGGATTGTAATTAGATCCTAAAAAGCCTTTAGCTTGATTCGCGTAATCGTTATTAAAATTACCACTTGCCGCATTGTTTAGGTTATTTTGAAAGTTATTTACAAAACCCACAGATTCGTCAGCTTTAGATTTTGCATCATTAGTCATCTTGCTAGATTCAGAATCAAAGCGTGATTTTTCTTTATCGAACTCGCCGCCCACAGTGCTATCAAGTAACTTTGCACTTGAATCATTACCCTCATTAGCATTGATATAGCTCTGAATATTGGTCCAACCACCAAAGCCGCCATTATTTAAAGCTTGCCCTGATTGCCCGCCGCCTGCTTGTCCGGTAACAACGCCGCCCGTTTGAGGAGCGCCTGTTTGCAAAGCGCCGCCTTGGGTTTGCTGTTCTTGTTTCTTTTTTTCTTCGTCATCAAGTAGTGCTGCACTACCGTAATAATCCGCCATACATTACCCCATAAAAAATATTAGTTTACACATTCTTGCGTCACCGCCGTCATGGGTGACAGTCACCTCAATCAATCCCGAATCTAAGGCCCTCCAGCGAAAGCCCTGCAAAGTAGCACCGCTAACGTCCACACAAAGACAGCCAGTGATTTTGTTTAAGGTATCGGGATTAACCGCAATCGAAACGCCTGATTTAAACTCAAGCTTTTTGGTCTTGCAGAAAAAGTTATCCTCTAAAGTCAGATTGCCTTTAAGTGCGCTACCGACTTGAGAAATAAATTGATTTAAAGGAATCAAAAGCGGATCAATCCATTTAGGAAGTGATTCTTGTTTTTGAAGCTCTTCTTTAACGACGGTTTTAATTGTGCCAAGCTTCATTATTTACCGATCCTTTCAGAGATCACGTTAAACTCTAAAGCTACCCCGCAAAGAGAGATCCTTTGCCGTCCAGACCTGTGAATTACGCCTACACTTAAGCGTGTGCAGTATTGTTTATTACTTGGAACATACGTCACAAACCCCGCTGGATCAGCGCCGCCACCCCATGCAAATAAACCCCAAGGACCTGAGCCCCACGCGCCTGATTGAAGCCCTAGCTCAACGCTTTCGGTTTCTTCGTCAAAATTAGATTTAAATGTGGCATCTATGCTCGTTGCCGAGTTTGAATTGATTGTATTATCTGTCAGCGCCTTAAATGCGCGAACTTGCTTCATGTGATCGGGAGCATTTCCCGTCCATGGGTTATACTCCACTTGAAACACAATTGAAGGAAACAACGTTGCTGGACCCGTAACCCACGAAATAGGAATCTCACCGATCATAGTCGCGCCGTAGTTAGATCCTACAAACAACACCGAATCTATTTCTAAAGCGGTGCCAGCTATCTCGATTAAATCACCTTCTTTAGGTGTTACCGATGAACTGAATAAAACATTTTGTCCGGTAATTGATAAAACAGTGATACTAGATTCTGGATCAACATAGTCATCACTAGAGAATGATTTTCTTTCAACAAAGACTTTTGCGCCGTTCTTAGAAAAATATAATAACTCAGATTCCGGCTCAACTGTAGCCGCATTGAACGCAAAATCCCACTCAAGCCATGTCTTAGTGATATAGTTGTAAACTAAAACCCGATTAGCAATAGAGTCGCTAGGATCAGTAATAGTTGAAAGCATATAACTTCGCTCTGATTCATAACTTAATGCCGTTGTTAAATTTTTAAGATTAGTATTAGTTAACAATTTTTTTAAATTTGGTTCAATTTCATGCGAAATGACTTGAACGCCGGTCTCTGAAATAGCTACCACGCCCTGATTAGAAAGCATGATTACTTGGTTAGCCAAAACGCTCACCGAGTTAAGCGCCTTACAGAACACAGTTAAATCAATGGGAGTTACAACAAAGCTTTGCGCATTCTCACCCGTTAGGCGATAAATACCGCGTTCTTTAATAATGATTAACGACTCTTTCAGTGAGACAATGCGAAGGATTTCCTCGTTGCTTGGCCCAACCGGAATATAATTTAATAATGGAACGTGCTCAAATTCTTGAAACTTAGAATAGTAAAGGTAATTCTTTTGCTCATCGTTTGTTGACGTTGAGGCTGAGTTAGCGCTCGGAGATACTGGCAGCGTCGGTGAGAATTGTGCGGCAATAGTTGAATCACTACCTTGAATAGTAAAAGCCGAAGTCCCTACCGTTCTAGCTTCACAAATAATCTGTCCTGGCAAATCATCCGCACCGCTCACGTAATAAGCGTATATGCTAGTATTTGATGCATAACGATTAATCACGCGAACAAGTGATCTAGCTGTATTGTCTAAATCAGCGGCCACAACGCCCGTTGAAAACACCTTAACTTGCGGTGATCCGCCGCCTGAGATAATCTCGGTCGCTCCGAAATTATAAGTAATACCGCCTAAAGTTATTGTTTTTCCGCTAAGGCTCGTAGTTGATAGCATTGAAAAATATAAACGCTGTCTTGAACTACAATTAGCGTAAAATAAGAAATTAGATTTAAATAATGATAAGTCTTTGGCTAGTGGCGGCCTAGAGTTAGAGCCTTGAGTTCCTTCTTGGGAGGGGCTTGAATAAAGCGCCTCACCTCGTAGAGCATCAATGATCTTATCGACAAACTGAATATATTTATTTGTAATATCAGCGCTTTGCAGAGTGTATTGATATACTAAAGCCGCTTCACTTCCGGCTAAGTCCTCGGTCACAGTCGCTACCGAAGCCGTTCTATAAACCTCAATTATGTCACCAACGATACACTCGGTCGGGAAATAAGTTGTGATTTGAACATCCCTAGCTGCACCGGCTGAGTTAATCACCCATAGCCTTTGACTCGGATAACCTTTTAAAACATTTCTGTTCGCATCGACTCTTTTAATAACAGCGTAGTAAGCGCATTGATTATTGTTAGATAAAAAACCAGAGGCTCCATTAAGCGTGTACTCAAGGTCTAAGCATCTCGGAGCACCTAAATCGCTCGCAGTTGTCCCGGCTGTATCTGTAAACTTCTTAACGCCTAAACTTGTTGTGAAATATAAATTACCAGCGGCCTCGGCAAACCTAACTCGATTGCCTGACGGCTCCGTGTAACTTCCGGTGTAATCAGAATATGATAATCCGTTTTTATATGAAACCTTGTCGCCGTGATGAACGAGCACCTTACCAGCATAAGGTATGATTTGTTTAATATTATTTGCAAATGTCGCTTCGTCTTTATAACCACGTCTATTCTCTAGAACGTGCTCACGCGCATTGACGCAGTTTCTAGCGATAGCTAGAGTACCCGTTTGAGTCGCTAACGGTGAAAACTGCGAAACAAGACCAAGACATTTATTAATGACTTCCGTTGCCAATTAAGTCCGAACGGACTATCTAACGAGGGTGTTAAATTCTTGATAACAAACTTCGGCGGCCTGATATTTTCTTTGGTGAGTTTTCTACTCTATTTCTGATTGAGTCGAGCGCATTATCTAATAACTCATCCCGTGATTTTATCGCAGCCCCTAGCTTATTTATATCACCTAGCGATTCTAAAAGTCTAACGCAAACAGAATGAGCCAAGACCGGCTGAAAGCTAATCGGAAGCTGAGGAATATTTGAATACCCAGCCGGACAAATGTAATCACCGAATTGCGGCTCTATCGATAGGGATTCACTTAGAAGTCCAGACTTGTTAAATTCAATGTCACTTGATGTAATTTGAACTATGGCTTGATCTATAGACCAGTTTTTAAATGGGCTTTTTGCGCTAACAAAATCCATTAAAGCACCGGCTGAATATAAAGCCGTTAAGTCTGTATCTACTCCAAAGGTCACTGTAGCGCCGTTGTCGGTAACACTCATAATTTTTCCGCATGACGCTGTAGAAATCAATTTTGACGGTGTTTTTGGATAAATAAAGCGTATTAACCCCTCGGTTCTTGTCGGAGTTGGGCAAAGAACTATCTCGTCCCCCTCAAAATAGAATGCCTGAGGAGTATCCCCGCCATAATTTACAGAATCCTCAACGTCGATTCGCTCAAGTTTTACCGGAGTTTGGCCAGGCAGGACATAAAAAACAATTTTTAGAGTTTCAGACAATGATCGCTCTGGAATCCTGTAATAAGATACATTTGCCGTAATTGCCGTTTCAAAAACCGTGTTCAAATAGTCTTCGCGCTGCTTTAAAATCTTAGGTGATATGAAATTGGCAAGCTCTTCACTGGCTAGATTTAAAAACCCGTCAACGCCGAACGTGCCCTCACTCTGCGGAACAAGCCCGCGAGATTTAATCGACGCTAGCAAGTCCTCAGCGAGGTAATTCATTACTTCATCCCTTTAAGTTTCATTTTCAATTTTTCTTCGTCGCTCATTTCTTCGCTAGGCATTTCTTCTTCCATTTCTGGACTTTCTTCGCTTGAATCATCAGAAGCCGTTAAACCAAGAATTTCAACTTCCGGTTTTTGTTCCATTCCTTGAGCGTGTTTTTTAGCCGTTGCCATTTCTAAAATTTGAAGCAATTTATCAAGTGCGGAATCGCTCGCTTTTTCTTTTGTTTTCATCATTTCTTCTAACATCATAATACACCCCTCATTTATAATCTTTTATTTTTTTAATTTCTTCATCATGTTTTTCTAACCATTTTTCATGCCACGCGGTTTTTTCGATTATTATGGCAATTTTAGCATTTAACTCATTAACCGAGTTTTTAATACTAGAAAGGACGTTAACACCGTAAACAGCGGCCCCAACTAAAAGCCCTTGGAATGCCCACTCTATAAATTTATTAAAGTCCATAATATATCCCCCAATACAGCAAAGCCAACTAGACCAATGAGTAAAAATAACTTATCAATTTTTGAATTAACCGCATTAAGATTTAAATAAATATCGTCAATTTCTTCTCTGATAGAGAGAATCTCGGTCGAGCAAAGTTTAAAATTATTATCTGTTTCAATAATTCTAAAGTTTACTTTGTTTTTATTAGTGAAGTAATCGTTAGACAAATGTTCAATTGAGCTATCTAGTTTATTGAAGCGATCATCAAAGCTCACGTTGTTTTCTGATGTATTTTTTAACAGTTTATCAAATTTAATATTAAGATCGGAGTTTGATTCACCTAGGTCTTTCTTTAATTCAAAAAAAACACTTTCGCTTTCTTTGATATATTTAGAAACACAATCACCAACCTCTTCTATTTTTTCTGTGACTAAATCTAGTCTAGCGTTTTGTGCCTTATCAATCGCAAACAAAGAGCTATCAATAGAATCTTTTGCATAAGCGGCAACATCTAATTTAATATCTTCAATCTTTTTTATGATTTCTTGATTGTCTTTGTCGTTAAACCACTTAGCCATTAGTTAGCTCCTGATTGATTATTTTTTCTTCAATTAAAACGTCTTGAGTTGTAACATTTCCTTGTTCGTCGGCATAAGAAATTGCAAGCCACAGATTGCCCATTTCATCATAATAATAGCATTCACCTGTTTTTATCATCGTCCAGTCCCTGTTATCATTGCTTCACCTAGAGTGATTCCAGTACCAGCCGCAGTAACAATTAATCTAGCAAACTTCCATTGCTCGTTTGTTGCTTTAGCTTGAACAGTGTCTACTGCCGTCGTTAATGTTGTTGCAGTCGTGAACCAATTGGTGCTGTTATGTGAGAATTGAAGCGCAATAGTTGCTGCTGTAGTTTGAGCAGTACATCTGACATTAATGTTGAAGTCTTGGCACCCTTCCACAAGTATTGTAGGTGATGTTGAGTTGAGAGTGTTTGGTACTATAGTTCTGTCAATTATCTGCACGTTCTGAGTTGCTGCATGGGATATTTGCAACCTATTAAGAGAGCGTGTGAATGAGGGGCTCGTTCCCGTAACTGTTTGAACATATCTCACACGATTACCACGCATCCTTAAAATCGGTGAATTGTACATACCTGTCGCAGTAATTCGAGGGAAGTCATAAACCTTGAACCAGTTTGTACCACTATCAGTACTTTCCTCAATGGCTACATCTAGCGTCGGTGAAGTTCCAGAAACCGCAGTAACAGGAATATTTACTTGATAAGCTGTACCGAATGTAGGTGTAATGGCAGAGGTGGTTGTTGTTGTAGTTAGTGCCGCCGAAGCTATGTCTGCAATGGTTCCAGGCAATGCTAAATTGGCCGCCGTGACTGCTGACACGGTTGAAACAATTCCACTATTAACTACAATAGGAATTGCCTTGGCACCATCAGCGGCTCCATTTTGATTATTTAGTTCAACAATGTGTCGTGTGTGTTCAATTTCAGAAACAAAATGCACCCTAAAGTCAGTTCTTCTAATTACTGCGCCGCCGCAGTTTATTGTAGTGAAGCCGCCACCTACAGATTCAACCTCTAGGGAGGTGGTGTTTACTCTTAAAACTTTGTATGCACCATCATATAAACCCATGCTAGTTGCATCACAACCATATAAATGAATGTTTTCACCAGGAAGTGGCGTTGCCCATGTAGTGTTACCAACTAAAGTTAAAACATTATTTGTGCGAGATATTGATTGAACAACTTGAGCAAAAATACCAGGGGCCGCTACTCCTCCTTGATTTAACCATACTCCGCCGCCAGCGCTTGATGTGGTTGATGCAGTTCCAATTACTATTGTAAATTGAGTTGATGAAACAATTGAAGCGACTTGTGTTTGAGCTGTTAAGTTGGGGAAATTAGTTTGGTCTCTTACACCATATATTTGCACGAATGAACTTGTTGAAAGTCCATGCGCCACATCGGTTGTGACTGTTGCGGTAGTGGTTCCAGTTTTCGCAATCGCAGTTATCTTTGCAATTGGATGTGTTAAGTTAGCTAAGTTTTTAGCTCTTATCCTTAACTTGTAATCTTTTTCTTCGTCTGGAATACCTTGCGTCCATCTAGCATTACCAGTTGGAACAGACAGTGAGTCTTGCGAGCGGGATATGAAAAACGATTCTTCTTGATTGAATGTGAATTCATGTCTAGCAACGGCGTTAAATGCATCTGAATGTGGAGATGTATTTGATTGCGTTGCTGTTTGTGATGCAACAGTCGAGTTTACAAGTCTTGTGTTATAGCCATTTCTTCGAGTAAACCAAGTCGCACTTGTTACTGTAGCATTTTCAAACAACATTCCTACGGAATTTAATGCAAAATTTGTGGTGTCAGTCCATGCAACCTTACCACCAGCTGTATAAGACGCAGTCGTAATGGTTATGGGGACTGTAATTTGTGTTGGCGTAACGACAGTAACAAGAATAGGACCGACATTCATTCTTGTGTCTGTGTTGTTTTTTAATATTACCCTATCACCGCCTTTATAGGGGTGATTGGTAGCAAAGTTAATTGTAGCAACGTTTGAAGTTACTGAAATAGCACCAGATATATCCATGTCAGCAATTGGTGTTAGAGTTTCTACAGTTGAACCGTCAGTGCCAACAATACTGATTTCGAATTCCTGACCAACAATACGCTGAGAAAAGGACGTACCAATCATATAGCGCATCGGGTATTTAAAAGTACGGACTGATTCCAGTACCACTTCTGAATCCACAGTAATTGGGCACATTGACATTTGCATGTATGCAGAGCCCGCAGCATTTCCTCTACGACCTATTGTAGTTGAACCCTGATTTTGAATTGATGTGGTCCAAATAGAAGAATCAGCCTGTGCATTTTGAGCTAATAATGCAAAACCGTCTCTAAATTTTTTTACCGCATTACCCGTAGCTAGGGCGCCATTTTCAGTGAATAAGGCTTTACGGCCTGTGCCATCACCAATTGCGATTGAATCATCAGTATCTGACAGAGTTATTGCCGTGACATTAACGTCGAGTGATTTTTTACCTGCAACGTCGGTGATAGTAGCGGTACTTGCGCCGTCTGAAATTCCGACGCCACCAGAAACACGCAAAGCATTTGCAGCTAGTGCATACACTTCTCGAATTATTTGCTCATGATTTAAATGTGATTCTGGCATTTTCCTACCTCGTGGTTATTTCAGTCTCGTAATGTAAATTGTAGCGTTACTAATTGTCGCTGAAACCGAGCCGCCGACTGCTTCTCTTACGTCCACGTACTCACCCGCATTTAGTGACACATTTACTGCACCTGATATTAGCGGGCTAACAGCGGTAGCAGCTTGTTGGGCATATGCAGCTATCGGCTTATATAAACTACCATTTTTGTAAAGTTCAGCAGTTAAAGAGGCTCCAGTTGTTAACGTTACACTTGAATGTTCGCTAACGTATTTAACTTCGTAAAGACCTGCTACGGGTGCTGTAAATTTCCAAGATGCGCCAGTTGTAACGGCATTAAAATCATCAAGTTCTTTTGTAGAAGCGTTGACAATTTGTCTTGCTCCACCTGCTGTAATAGTTTGAGAGGTTGTACTGTATATAGCAGCAACTCGTTCTGTCGCGCTGATTGTTGTTGGCGCTTGAAGTTTTGTAATGCTGTACGCTCGAACACTCCATGTTTCTGTTGCTGCATAGTTTTGATAATATAAGTCAATTGTATCACCAGCGTTTAACTCTAATGTTTTAAATATATTTATCTGACCATATGACGTAGATTGAGGTGCGATAACGTCATTTACCTGAGTACCGTTTTTGTAAATTGCAATTAGCTTTAGACCAGTTGTAGATGCATTTAAAGCAACGGAAGCTTCTACTTTATAAATACCGCTTGTTTTTACTGTGTAAGTGCTTGATGCAAGCCCAGATGCTTTATCAATCGCCGCCGTAATACCGGTTATTTTTGTCCACGCACCGCCTGTTGTTGCAGTGAACGATGTTCCAAAAGTTGCATCGAAAGTTACAAGTCTTCCATCATACCCATCAGATTGCTGCGTGCTTGATGACCAGCCTTGGATTTTAACTTCAATATCAAACTTGATTAAATTTCCATTAGCCCATGTTGATGGTACTGTACCAGCCCATGTTGCGGAATTCGGACCAGCAAATATGATAGATGTTGCTGAAGTTGCGTAGGCTGCGGCTGTGTATGTATTTGCGCCAATAGCTCCTGATACACTTCCACTTAAATAGCCTGACTCGGCCATTGAATAGCCTGTTGGAAGATTTAGCGTTATACTTGAGGTCGGCAAACTTGACCCAATTGTTATGGTTCCACTTAAAATCGCTCGCTCGCCTATTTGTGATACTGTCCCAACTACAGTTGCATTTCCGGAGTTTGTAAGTGTAAACGTCCTAGAAACTGCGCCGCTAATCGTCGTGCCAGCAAGGTAAGCACTTAATCTAAACCCAACCTCAGCCTTAACAACCCACGCGCTATTTGCAGATTCAGAAATAAAACCGATAAGTTTTAACTGCGTGGTATCTGAATTAACCTGAAATTCGCCCTCAACCCAATCTGAATTAGTCGTTGAGTTTGAAAACATCTTGAAAGTACTTGGCTCTGTATAAGTCCAAGTTGATCCATTATACTGGCCAACATACCAGATTAAGCTTGAATCAGTTGGGCTTGAGCCGTTTGAGCCAGCGACGAAAGATCCAGATACAATCGTGTAGTCGATGCGTGTTTTTAGCATCTTGGTGCGATAACCAGAATCTAAATTGATCGTTCGCTCGATCGCTCGGCCTTGTCTTGATGCGCCTGAGGATTTGGTTAATAATAAAGAATTAGAACCAAAAATTGGATTCGATGAGCTAGTAGAAATCGCGAACGCACCTGAGCCGCTTGATGCTGTGAACGTGCCCGACGGTCTTGTTGCCGCTGAGTATGAACCTTCGACGAAATTGCTGAATCCTGATTCAGCGTCGCCATCTTCGATTAGATTAGTAGCCCCTCCGCTTCCTGATCCAATAACTTTAAGATTTGCGCCGTCATCGTAATACGGTTTATTAGAAGTCGTGTCGTAAACAATCGTACCTTGCTTACGAGTTAAAGCATCCAATGTAGTTTTTGCGGCCTTTGGAATTGTAATGCGGTTACTATTAGAAGCGGTGCCTCCGTCAATGTCTTTGTTAGATAAAGATTGAGTTCCGGTTGTAGTAACTATCGGTGCAGAAACACCGTCGAGCCCCTGAAATTCAGTATTTGATATTTGCCCATTTGCAATTTTGCTCGCATCAATACCGGCACTTGCAGAAATATCAGCGTTAACAATATTCCCGGACGATAATAAAGCCGAGCCGTTAAAAGTTAACTGATTAGATCCGTTAACGCCTAGTAATAGATTTCCATTATTGGCATTGTTTCGCCATCCGATCGAGTCAGCGACATTTAATCTAAGCAACCCCGCCGTTGAAGGATTTGTATTTCTTGATAATAAGTAAGAAGTTTTAAGACCAAAGTTAGGACCAAAATCTACGTCATTTGATAATGTAAAACTACCGCCGACAGGCTGTAGAGTATTTGACGATATAGCTTGAATCCATGAAGTGACGGCCGTTCCCCAGCCGCGTTCATTCGTTTGAGGTATAGAATAATTAGAGCCGTTAACATTAACTGTTACGGCTCCATAAGTAGTAATAACAAAAAATAGCACCTGTCT